TTCCGGGCTTGAGTGCTGAGAGGCAGGAAAAAAAAGCCGACGTTGGCGATACGGCTGGAATCCTTGGAGAGAACGTCATCCCCGCGATCACAGTAGCGCTCGGCGGCGAGCAGGCGATTCGCGGAAAGACGGCGCTCGGTTCGGCAGTAGGTGGCGCGGCAGAAAAAGTTTCATCCGCAATCAATCCAAAGGTAGACCCTCTCGCGAAAATAAATAAGCTCATTGGCGTCGGCTCGCGCGAGGTACGTGTCGGTAGTGTTCCCAGTTCGCTCGACAGTTTCGCGTCCAATCCCGCGCGAGGGGTAATGAACTCCGGGCTTGATGAAAAAGTGCTTTCAAAGATGACTCCGCTGGAGCGAAATGCCGCTGTCTCGAAAGCGCGCGACGCGGCCGCGAAGAAACTGGATGCCACGCTTCAACAAGCCACGCAGGCGGGAAAAACCGTGGACATCAGCAAGACGATCACCGACACGTTCAAAAAGATCACGGACCCTAACGTACTGAATCAGGCGACGGAAAAGTTCCGCCAGATTCTAATTAAAAACAACTTGCTGCAAAAACCGCTTGCGCGCCTCACTCCCACCGAAGCACGCGCGATTCAGCGCGACCTCGATGAGTTCGCGAACTTCGTGCCCGGAGAAGACGCCAAGTCATTTCGCGATGTCGCGACTTCGCTGCGTCGCGGAATCAGCGCGAGTACGCGAAAAGCCGTGCCAGAAATAGCCGAGATGGATATGCACTACGGTGACTTGGCGAATGCCGTGAAAGCTACGCAGCGGGAAGCGAATAAATTCGCGCGCACCGTGCCAGAAAACAAACTCCGCAAGATCATCATGCAAGGGCTGAAGGTTGGCGCGACGGGCGTGGGACTGGGCGGCGCGTACGAACTCGGAAAGCATTTTACTTCCCCGGTCCCGTAAGTGTGGTAAAGTCTAGCGGTCAGGAGGCAACACATGAGTTTTCTAGGAACAAAGGCAGATGCAAAGAAATACGCTGAAGAGGCGGACGTACAAATTGACAGCCTGATGACGACCAGTCCGGTGCGCGACGGAGGCACGTCGGCTGGCATGGCACCGATGGCCGGCCCGTCAGAATTTACAAAGGAACGCACGCGCACGAAGTGGGTTGGAAATCAGGGCGGGATGCGGCGCGAGTTTCCCACCGAAGGCGTCGGCGGTAAGTAACTTGTGCGCATCTGCGTAGCGAGCCTGTTTGGCGAAGGACTCTGGCTGGCGTGGAAGATGGCTCACGAGGGCCACGACGTTTCCGCGATGGTCAGCAAAGAACGCTACGCGCAAGCTCTCGGCGGGCTGGTCAACATCATCCCCGAAGACACGCCCGCCTCGAATTTCGATCTGGTCGTATTCGATACTTCGGGGAACGGAAAAGCAGCCGACGCCGCGCGACTCGAAACTCCTACCATTGGCGGTTCCACACTCGCGGACACTCTAGAGAACGATCGCGTCTTCGGTCTTGAGTTCATGCGAAAATGCGGTCTCCAAGTTTCTCCGTGGGAATACTTCACTGAACCTTCCGACGCGATTCGCTACATAAAAAAGCGCAACACGCGCATGGTGTTCAAGCCGGTCGGAGAGCAAGACGATAAATCCACAACGTACGTCTCGCGTTCCGTGGATGACATGCTCGAATACTTCGACGTGTTGTTCCGCGCCGCGAAGGTGAAGGAATTTGTTTTGCAAGAGTACGTCGCGGGCACAGAAGTTTCGCTCGAAGTGTACATCAACGAGACGGGATACTATGCGTTGAACGCGACACTTGAAACTAAGAAGTTGATGAACGGCGATCTTGGCCCGAATACCGGATGCTCTGGCTCGCTTTGCTGGATGATCGAGCGCGAGAATCCGCTATTCGAGAAGGGCTTGAAAAAATGCATCCAACCACTGCAAGAAATGGGCTACGTTGGCCCCTTGGATTTGAATACGATTGTGAACGATTCTGGAGTTTGGGCGCTCGAATTTACCCCGCGTTTCGGATACGATGCGACCTCCTTACTGACCCGGTTATTGCCTGTTTCCTTTGGCGACTTTCTGTATGCAATCGCGTCTGGGCAGACAGTGCCGGACCTGAGTCCGAAGCATTCGTTCTGCGCATCGTCCCGTCTGTCTATTCCCCCGTACCCGTGCGAAGGACTACCAGAGAGAGCGTACAAAGCGGGAGTGCCAATCAGCGGGCTGACGGAGAAAAACCTCGATAAGTTCTTCATCTACGATGTACGCAAACGTGCCGAGGATGCCGACGATCTGGAAAGCGCCGGCCTCTGCGGTTGGTTGGGATGTCCACTTTCGGTAGGTGAGACAATTGGCGCGGCCTTCGACGGCGTCGCGGAAATGCTGAAGCAAGTACGAGTACCCGACGGCCAGTACCGCACAGACGTGGTGAGTAATGTCGCGAAACGGTATGTGGCGCTGCGCGAGGGAGGATGGCTGAAGGGCTGAGAAAACCCTTTCCAGTACTATACCCCCTGTACTAAGATGGCCGCGTGAAAACTTTCGTACTGGCACTGGCTTTCCTGCTAGGTGCGGTAGGTCTGTCCGCGCAGACCACCAGCGTTAGCGGTTCTGTTACCGACGCGGGCGGGCAGAACTGGTCATACGGGTCCTACTACCTAAGTTTTAATCCGAACCCGCAAAATGCCTCCTCACAATATTTTCTCGCAGGTGTCCCGCTCAACGTGTCGCAGCAAATCCCTGGCTCGCTGTCGAGTACGGGTACCTTCTCTGGCGCGTCGGTTCCCGACAACAGCAAGATCACGCCTGCGGGCAGCACGTGGAAGTTGACCGTGTGTCCCGCGGCGACCACGCCATGCTACACGACCACGCAAACGATTCAGGGCGCGACAATGACGCTGACGCCTATCCCTCCCGCGATTGTGCTGAATCTGGTCAATCCTCCCGCGGGAGCGGCAGCGTACTCGGATTCCGAGATCAGCGGCGCGCGGCCCGGCTCGTTCTACTTCAACTTGGGTGATGACACCATTCACATTTGCAACGTGATCGGCTTCCCGCCGTGCACTTGGCAATCGCTCAGCGGAGGCAACGCGCCGGGAGCGCCAAACTTTTCCGTGCAGTTCAACAACACGGGCTCGCTTGGCGGGGATAGTCAGTTCACTTACACGCCTAGCACGCACACGCTGAATCTCGCGAACTTGTCGGACACGAACATCACGAGCACGGGAACCATCACGAGTTCTGGAAACATCGTCGCGCCGAACGTGAACAACGTGATTGCCGTGGATGGCGTGAAGTACACGACGGTTCAAGCGGCGCTTGCGGACCCGCAGTGTGCGACGGCGGGACTGGGCTGCACCATCGACATGCGCGGGAACAGTTCCAGTACGGCGCTGGCTCTAGGCGCGTTGGACCCCGGCACTGTAGCGCCAGTCACCTTGATGCTCGGCCCGTACACGTATACGACTTCCGGCGTCACGCTGAGAAATTATTTTCACATCATAGGCGCGGCGCGGGGATCAACCGTGCTTCAGTCCACGAGCACGACCGCGCCAATCTTTTCTCTCGGCGGGACCACAGCGGTTTACTCGAATCACGTGCAAGACTTGATTGTTTACTGCGGCGCGGGCAATACGACACAGTTGGCCTTCAACATCATCGCGCAAGTGAATGGCGGAGGACTGAACTACAGCGACTGGAAAGACGTAACCGTTGGTGGAGATGGCGTGCATGAGTGCGGTGGAGAATCCTTTCTTTTCGATGGCAGCGCGGGCGGCTCGCCTCCAGCGATCAATCAGTTTCTAACTTTTATAAACGTTCAAGCGTTCCGCAAGTTAAACGGCTCACCGGCTTTCCACGTTCGCGGCGTCGGCGGACAGATGTACATTCTTGGGGCCTCCCAGTTCGATGGCAACGCGACGCGCGACACGTTGCCGAACGTAGTGATTGAAGACAGCGCGTTTGCAGGTTTCACGGCGGCGTACAGCATCGCGTTTTATGGAACAACGTTTCAGCGCGGTGGGACAGCCATCAAACTTCGTGGCTCAACGGATGTAAGCATCGACAACGGCCACTTTGAAAACGTGACGGGAATCATTGACGCGGCGATAGGCCAGAACTACGGAAACAAAGGAACGCAAATCCTGCACAGCTATTGCGCGACCGCTTGCGCGCAAAATTCCGGTTCTGGTTTCTTGACCAAGACGGACGCGAACAGCCAACTAGCCGTCGATTATTTGTCTCTTTACGGGACGCCCGACAACTACTGGACCGGAAGTTCTATCGTCGGCCTAGAGCATCAAGGGTTGACGAACTTCTCCAACGGGCTGAACTATCCTTCGCCAAACTCCAGCTTCCGAATCCCGGTGGGCATCGACTGCGACAGTCCAGCATATAAATGTGCGTCCACGGCAGTTACCAATGTCACGGCAGGAACCTACGCGCCGGTGACCGTGACATGGACAACGCCGTTCCCCGATGGAAGCTACGTCCCGGTCTGCAATGTGTACGACCCCACTTCACCGACGAACGCGGCGGGCTTGCGCTTTGAACGTCTCCAAGGAAGTACTTCTCTGTCTCCCTCGGGGCTCACAGCCGTCGTGTTCAATGCGAGTGGTGGAACGTTGAGCGGAGTTTTGTTATGCACGGCGGTTCATATTTGAGGAACGCATGAAGAAACTACTTCTAGTCCCGTTGCTCGTTTTTCTCTTCGCTCTCCCGGCGCGTGGGCAAAGCACGTCTGTCTCTGGCACGGTGACCGACACGGGATCGCAGACGTGGAATAACGGCTCGTACACCGTGACGTTCGTACCTAATCCTAGCTATCCCGCGAGTACGTACACTTGGACCGGAGGATCATTCAACAACACGATTTTAGGCGTGCTCAACAGTAGCGGAGGGTACACGGTGTCGGTTCCCTCGAACGCGAGCATCACGCCACAAGGGTCGCAGTGGAAGCTTACGGTGTGCCCGCAAGCGAGCTCGCCGTGCTACACGACTGCTTCGTTTACCGCGACAGGCGCGAGCATGACGTTCAACGCGTTTCCGCCAGCCATCGCGATTAACTTGCTCAATCCTCCCGGGCCGTCCACGCTCGCGTATTCCGACGCGGAGATTGTAGGTGCGGTGATTGGCTCGCTGTACTACAACACAACGACAGCGCTCGTGCGCGTGTGCCAAGCAGCGACAAACAACAACTGTACGCTGTGGGCCAACGTGGG